CGAGACCGCCATCGAGGAGACCGGCGAGGTGGGGCAGGTTTGGGATGGGTTGGCATTCAGTCAGCCCGTTATCGTTTTGACCGAGGCCGAGAAGCTGGTCGCCATCGAGGTAGCCGTGCAGTCTCACCTGGACTCAACCGCTCAGGCGAGCGGATACGACTCCATACTGACCGCTATCACTTATGCCGGGTCCCCAGTGCTCAAGTTCAACGGTGAGGGTATCGCCTTCCGTGATTGGCGGGCGCAGTGCTGGGACACATGTTACCAGCTGCTGGCCCAGTGGCAGGCGGGAGACATCGCCGAAATGACCCCGGCCGAAGTAGTGGCCGCGCTTCCGGTATACACGCCTCCGACCTAAAGGACCATCCACATGCAGACGCTTGGAGAACTCAGGGCAAAACTACAGGAGCGGGTGGGATTCGTCTCCCAGGGGCCGGCCTCGCTCAGCCAACGGACGCTGTTGCACTCCTTCCTGCAAGAGGCACAGACGTTCCTGTACAACCAGGTCGACTGGAAGCACCTGAAGACTCACAAGGATATTACGCTGAACGCTGGCCAGATCCTCTACGACTGGCCGGATGACTGCGAGCCTGGCAAGCGCCGGGTTCTCTCCGTCCTGATCAATGACCAGTGGTATCCGCTGGAGCAGGGTATCGAGGCGAAGGAGGACACCCTGGTCTCCTACCGCCACCATCCGGAGCTCTACGACGATGGACCACAGATCGAGATCTGGCCGGAGCCGGACCAGCCTTACACCCTCCGGGTGGAGTACTTCAAGAAGCTGGGATCGTTTACCCAGGAGAGCGATCCCGCGACGCTGGATGACACGCTGGTCTTCCTGATGGCGTTGACCAATGCCAAGTCGCACTACCGCCACCCGGACGCCGAGAACTACGCCTCGCAAACTGAATCGATGCTCAGGAGCCTGAAGGGACAGCAGCATGGAACGAAACGGTATCTGAAGCCCCGCAGTACCAGAAAAATCACAATAGCCCGACCGAGGACCGTGTGAATGGATGAACTGCCCAAAAATCCCTTCGAGTACTCCCTGCTGATCTATTTCTGGGTCATTGGAATTGCTTCCATGGGAGGGTTCGTGTCTTACATTCAAAAGCTGAAGAAGGGCGTTATCGAGCGTCCCTCTCTGATGGAGTTCATGGGCGAGATCATGATCTCCGGCTTTGTCGGCCTGCTGACCTTCTGGATCTGCGAGGCAGCAGGTCTGGATATGATCTGGACTGCGCCCCTGATCGGCATCAGCGGCCACATGGGCTCGCGCTTCATCTTCGTCCTGGAGAAGCTGTTCCAGGCCAGGATCGAGGCATGGATGAAGGCGCGAGGCTGGTTGGGAGAAAAATGAGCACCATCGCGTTCAATCGATTCGATGTCGGTATCGACCTGAGAAAGGGCGAGTCGGAATCCGATGCCAACCGGCTGCGCGACCTGAAGAACGGCTATGTCTCCACCGGCTGGCAGATTCAGAAGCGCCCGGGTACGACCAAGATCACCACGCTGGAGGCCGGTACCAAAGGCCTGCTGGCCTCCGCCGGCAAGCTGCACACCTTCCACTCGACCGGCTTTGTGGTTCATGCCAACTCGCTGTTCGAGTCTCATTCGATTCCGCACCCGGATAGCGGGGTAACCCTGGAGAAGGTTGATCACGGATTTGTCTTCGCCGGCTATCTCTACGTGTCGGCGAAGTACACCGATGGGCAGCAGTTTCACCACTACCTGGACGGTAGTTCTCCCTCGCATGTGCAGGATGCCAATTGCCCGCACACCGGATCAATCACCAAAGCAGCGTCCAAGGTGTTCGCCATTGACGGGGACGTGGTGCGCTACTGTGCCACGAATGCCGCTCGTGACTGGTCCGCAGTCGAGGATGCCGGGTTCATCCCCACCGGCCTGCAGGTTGAGGGCAGCCCGGACGCGCTTTCACTGGGCAAGCACAAGCGGAAGCTGACGGTGTTCTCCCTGGATACCGTGCAGACCTGGGACGTGGACCCGGACCCCAAGCTGATGGCGCTGTCGGAGGTGGTGGAGAACGTGGGGACCCAGTACCCGCGGTCCCTGTCGACGGTAGCGGGAGACCTCTATTTCCTCTCGGATCACGGCTTCCGCTCCATCGCCACGCAGACCTATACCCTGTCCCTGGCGGACGTGGATGTCGGATCTCCGGTGGACAAGCTGGTGACCCCACTGCTGGTGCCAGGGATTACGCCTCGATCGGTCTACTACCACGGCGCCGGACAGTTCTGGTGTGCGATCGGAAACACCGTGTTCGTCTACTCCTACTCGAAGACGGCCAAGGTGGCGGCATGGTCGTACTACGAGTACCCCTGGCCAATCGATGACATGGCCGAGCTGGATGGGGTGATGTACCTCCGGTCCGGTGATGACGTGTACAAGGTGGATGAGAGTGTCCGGACCGATGATGGCCAGACCTATGTTGTCGAGGGTCAGTTGCCGTACCTCTCGTTCAAGAAGCCCGGGGCACTGAAGCACGTTTATGGCCTGGATGCGGTGATGCAGGGCTCTGCTGAAATCTCCGTGCTCTGGGATGTTCGTGATCCCACGGCGGAGATCAACCTGGGCGAGCTGACTGGCGACACCCGGCCGGGAGGCATGATCCCGGTAGGGGCTTCCGGTACAGAGCTGGCCCTGAAGTTCCGCAATGAGAACGATGAGGACTGGCGTCTGGACTCCCTGGCCCTGCACTACGATGTGCTGGGGGTGATCTGATGGAGGTCATGCTTCCCAGCCACGATCAGATAGTGGATGCGGCCTACCTGGCCCGTGAGGTCCATAACGAATCCCGCTTTGCCTTCATCCCCTTTGAACTTGAGAAAGCAGTCCGGTCCGGGGCGTCATGCCTGCAGCCGGCAAACCGGTTCATCCGGGTGGCGGTTGAGGGCAGCCAGGTGGTGGGCGTGGTCATGGCCAAGCTCGAGAGTTTCCTGTTTTCCCGCGTTGAGTACGTTGAGGAGATGCTGTTCATCGTGTCGCCTGGCAAAAGGGGAAGCGGGGCGGCGAACGCGATGTTGAAAGCACTGCATACCTGGGCAGCTGAGAAGGGCGCCAATGCGGTGTTCATGGGCGTCTCCAGCGGGATCGAGCAGACCCGGGTGGGGCGGTACCTGGAGCTGAACGGCTACCGGTTGGTGGGTGACATTTTTGTGAAGGAGGTAATCTGATGGGCATGAGTGGCGGTGGTGGCGGCGATGACTACGCCGCGCAAGAGGCGGAACGGCAGCGCAAGATAGAGGAGACGATCAACAAGATCAATGGAATCTATGACAACGCGGGCCGGGACCAGCTCTACAGCGAGCACCGGACCAACGTTCTGGATCTGAACAAATCGGAACTCGACCGGCAGCGTGACGAAGCCGAGCGGGTGCTGAAGTTTGCCCTGGCCCGGTCCGGCCATGCGGGTGGACAGGTTGATGTGTCGGGCAATGAGGACCTGCTGAGACGCTACCAGGATGGCCTGTTGCGGATCAACGAGACTGCCGACACGGCCGCCGAGCGGCTGCGCCAGTCCGATGAGAAGTCCCGCCTGAACCTTATCTCCCAAGCACAGACCGGCCTGGATACAACCACGGCCGCACAGAACGCACTGCGCTCTTTGGACGTGAATGCCCGGGATGCACAGGCCACCAACCAGGTTGCCTCGCTGGGAGATATCTTCGCCGGGTTGGCGGATGCCTATGCCGGGGCCCGATATACCGCCGGGCAGCAGAGCGCACGGCTTCCCTATGGAAATAGCACCTCATCCAGGGCACCAGCCTCTGCCGGAAAGACTGAACAGGGCACGATCTACTGATTAACGATAGGGGAAGACCATGCTAGGACAAATTTTGCTCTCCCTGGCCTCCGGAGCCCTGCAGATGGCGATGCAGAACAAGGCTGCAGAGCGCCAGCGCCGGGCCACTCGGGAAGCACAGGCCAGGCAGACGCAGTTTCAGGACCGGGCGCGGCAGGTGGTTGACGACTCCCTGCAGCAGTATGAAAACCCGAAACGGGTTGAGAAGGGTGTCACCATCGAGGGAGAGATCCTGGACCGCCACACCGACGCCCTGGACAAGGCTGCAGAGCAGGGCATGGGCGAGGTGAGGCAGTCGGTAACCGGCAACGTCTCAGACGCCTATGAAACCTCACGGGCACAATCCACCAAGCGCCGCACAGAGAACGCCTTGGCCCTGGCCAAGCTAATGTCCAAGGTGGCCGCCCCCGGCCGGCTTCGCCAGGATGAAGCCCTGCTGATGGGGGATACCGCCTCCCAGCTGAACACTATCGGCAACTTCTCCCGGGGACAGGCTGGCGTTGACAAGATTGGTATTGAAGAGGCCGGGAGGGGGAACCAGCTCGGTTCGCTGCTACTGGGTAATGCAACCGGATACCTCCAAGGAAAAATGCAATGAGAGCGAGCTATAACAAGGGCCTACTTATTGGCCGCAAACTTGCCTTGGGTGATGAATACGAAGCCAAGGGCCGGCAGGACAAAGAGAAGAGCCTGGCCGAAACCTTCCTGAAGCAAGCGCAGGCACAGAAGTACGAGGCCGATGCCAGGAAAATCAATGACCGGATAGAAAACCGTAAACAGGGCCGGGATGAATTTTTTATGGGGCAGACAGGCATGGTGCTGCCTCAGTTACATCAGGTTGATGAGTACATGCGCCTGGGCGAGCTGGACAATGAACTGGCGGGGCCCTATGTCCCGGATTCCATACCACAACCCAGACAAACAATGACACGGCCTGATTTCTACACCCCTGACATTGAACAGCAGTACCGACAGGCGATGGCCGTTTCCGGTGCCAACCGTATGGCCACCGGGGACAGCAACACCGCGCAGCTGGGCGATATCATGATGGACCTGATGAAGAAGGGGCACGTTCAGGACATCCTGGCAGGACAGCGGCCGCAGCCGGCCGTGGCCGGGGCCTATGGTGCCGTGGAAGGGAAACCCGTCTACGACGATGGACCGAGCGGTATCCTCGACCAGTACACCGGGGGCGTATCTCCAACTGAAACCAGCCTTTCCACGGTGCTGAAGAATCAGGCGGCCGCCCGGTCTTCGGATGCGTCTGCCGGTGCTGCAGATGCACTGGCCATGCTGAGGGGCGAACAGGCTCTTAACGAAGCAGCAGGCGAGGGAGGCGGTGGCAGCAGCTACAAGCCCAGCGACGATAACGCCATTTACAGTCGCATCGCCTCCCTCTTTGGCGAGTTTGATCCAGAGACAGGGCGAATCGTGATCAAGGATCACAACCAGCGGAAGCAAATAGCTGCCATGGCATCGCGGGCAACCCAGATATATCGCGAAAGCCAGGGGCTGCTTTCCCATGCTCAAGCGGCAGAACAAGCTATTCAGGAGTTTGGTATAGCGCTACCTACACCAATGCGTTCAGCGCTCGATAGCGCTTTCTCTGGTGGTGGAAATAGCAGCAGTGCTGCTAAACTGTCGCCCACGGCTCAATCTATTTTGGAGAGACACCTGGGACGATGACGGGCACTTGGGCGGACATTACAGCGGATCCCGAGTTCAGCGCTCTGCCGCTGGCCGAGAAAGAAGGCCTGCGCCGGCAGTTCTTTGAGCGCTCTATCGCCCCGGAGATCGACACCCCAGAGATTGCCCCCACCTGGCAGGCGTTCCAGGAGCAGACACAGGAGAGCATGGTCGAGCCTGAGCAGCCCTCCATGTTCGACAGCCTCGGCCAGACCCTGAAGGACGCCTTCGGTACCGAGCCTGAACCCGAGGCGGATTCCGGCTATGACGGCCTGGGGCAAACGTTGCTGAATGCCTTCCTCCCCGAATCCCGCTTCGACAAGATGATGAAGCAACGCGAGATCGAGGAGGTGGCCACTCCTGAACTTGCCCAACAGGTCTACGACAAGGCCCTAGAGCTTCATCCGCCTGGCAACCCGGGCATGTTTGACCCAGGAGAGAAGCCCCTGGTCCGCCGTGTTCTAGATAACCTGTTCGGTAACCCGGATGCGGTGCCCGCTGGTGGTGATCCGGATGCGCTGATCGAGTTCCATGCAAACCAGCAGGGAATGACCGGCAAGCAGTTCAAAGAGCAGGTGGGTCCCAAGACCGGCGTACTCGAACGGGCCGGGAAGGATTTCGCGTCCGGAGCCGTTTCGACCGGATCCGGACTGCTGGGGTTTGCCTCGCGGGTAACCGGTGGCCAGGGCCTGAAGGCCGGCCAGGCGAAGCTGGACCAGAAAGCCTATGAGCTGCTGCCCTCCGATCCGAACTTCCTGGACAAGGTGGCCTCTGGATTCGGTTCCACCGCTACGTTCTTTATCCCGGGCATGGGTATTGCCAAGGGGGCGCAGGCCCTCAGCAGTGTTTCGAAGACCATGGGCCTCTGGTTGGGCTCTGGCGCTGCCGCCGGGATGGAAGCCGCGGTAGAGGCCGGGTCCGTCTACTCGGAAATGTTACGGGAAGGGAAGACCGAGGAGGAGGCCAAGGCCGCCGCCGATCAAACCTTCTTCGCCAATGCCGGACTGCTGGCGTTGACCAACCGTTACGGCCTATTTGGCGACAAGGGCAGTGCTGCCATGCGTAGGACGTTGGCAGCGGCCATGGAGGGGTCCCAAGAGGGCGCTCAGCAGGTGGTATCCAACGTGGCCACGGACAAACCGGCTACCGAAGGCGTAGGCGAGTCAGCGGCCATCGGCGCCTTAGTCGGCGGTGGCCTGGGCGGCAACGTCAAAACGGATCAGGAGCGGGCGGGCGAGCTGCTGCAGCGCCAGGTAGACGGGGCTGAGTTTGATCCTGCTCAGATCGAACGCCAGGTGGTCGAGTCCCTGAACCCGGCAGAGGGTCAAACCCAGCCCCGGGTGCAGGCCGGCCCCTCGGCAGAAGGCCTTGAGGTTGCCAACGGCGACAACCCGGCAACCGTCGATACCGCCACTTTGCCAGAGCAGGAAGGGCAGGGCACCGAGAAGCGGCCGGTAGTCGACCACGACATCCACAAGAACCTGCCGAAGCACACCGTTGTCGGTGGTGCTGACCAGATCAAGTCGCTGGTCCATGAGGTATCGAGCAACAACGCGCAGCCTCAGATGCGGGTCCGGTACGCGGTGGTGATGCCTGAACAGGCAGACAGGCTGCAGCAGGCCACTGGCCTGGACCTGGACGGCTACAAACACACGGTCGATGTGTCCGGTATCCGCCACGCCATGAACCAGCACGGCAACCAGAAGGCAGAGGAATCCCGGGGACAGATCGCCGTTACCGAAGAGGATTTCGCCAGGATCCCGGATATCGTCAGCAACTACGACCATGTGGAGCTGGCCGGCCAGGATCGCCAGGGCAACAACCTGATCAAGTACCGGAAGGACTACGGCGACACGACCTACTACGTTGAAGAGGTGCGGAGAAAGCGGAAGGAGCTGGTGATTAAAACGCTCTGGAAGACGCACACACGCGAGCAGATGCTCGATTCCGAAGAATCGCCCCCTCTCTCACGTCCTGAACGTTTCGGCGGCAATCCCCCAGAGCTTGGTAATAGTATTGCTCCCTCCCCGGAAGAAAGCAAGACGCCTGCCCAGCCAGCACAGGCCGAAACGGTACCCGCTGAACCTGTCACCACTTTCCGCCAGTACGTCGAGCAGCAGGGCCACAGCTGGCCGGTATCTCCCAAGGATATCGGTGTTGAGCAGTACAACCAGCTTCGGACGGATTTCCAGAAACAACGCCCGGCTGATCTGGTGAAGCCCGGCAAGGGCAAGTCCCTCCGAGAAATCTACGTGCACACCTCTGCAGAGGTTGAGGGTACCGGAGAGGTGGTCAGGATCTCCGAGCGGGCCGATCAAGCGCTGAAGCGTATCGATGGCCAGATAGAGACCCTGCAGAAGCTGAAGGAGTGCATTGCCTCATGAAGCGGAAGATTTCACAGGCACAACTGGAGCGGCTGGCGAAGTCCGGGGCCCAGGTCAAGCAGAGGCAGGCCAAGCCTCTCCAGGCGGCTGAAAAGCCGGAGCGCAAACCCATCGATAGCCAGGAAGCGGCGAGCATGGTGGCTGCAGGTACCAGGCACAGCGAACAGGCGACCGCCATGGTCGAGGCCCTGGGCAAGCGGATCGCAGCGGTCATGGAGCGAGAGAAGCGGCCGGTACCCTGCCGGCTGAAGGTCAATCGTAACGAAATGGGGTTTATCGAATCGATCGATGTGATTCCCATCCCGAGGAAAAAGGCGGCGTCATGAAGCGACGAGAAGAGCAGATGATGACCGGCATTTTGAACGGCCTACTGATCAGTTTCCTGATCTGGATGGTCCTGGTTTTGATTTTCCGATGAGTTTAACCCACTGAGAAGAGGACACCATGGCACAGCACATTTACCTGGAGACCGCACCTGGCTCCAACAAGTTCAAGTACCGCGGGGAGGCGGGTCCCGCCGATGATCCCCGGTCGTTCAAAGAGAAGATGGAGGCCAACGGCAGCGGCCCGCGGGTGGAGATCCGCGACCAGTTCGCCGGCTTGGAGTGGACCGAATATGTTCCCCTCTCGCTGAGCCAGGCGGATCTGGATGCAATCTCAGAAGCTATCTGGTCCCGGGTGATCGACACCCTGGACGCCGAGGAGGTGATGAAGGTTCTCCTGTCTGCCATGGCGGGCAAGGTCAGTGGTGCGGAGACGGGAACGATCCGGTTCCGGGATATTGCTGATACCAAGGATCGCATTGTTGCTGAGGTCGACGGTAACGGTAACCGTACCTCCGTGGCCTTGGATGTGACCTGACATGGCGCTTAATACGGCAGACGTGAACGCGATCGCAGACCGCTTCTGGTCAAAGACCTTTGGTGGGGTAGAGGCGGAGGATCTGTTGCGGGTGCTCTTGGCAGCGGCGGCCGGAAAGGTCTCCGGCGCCGACACCAACACCATCCGGTTCCGGGACACCGACGACACCAAGGATCGCATCGTTGCCACGGTTGACGAACACGGCAACCGGTCAGAGGTAACGCTGGATGTTTCCCCGTAGGTACTGGGCACCGCGGTACTTCGCCCCTCGCTATTTTCCCCCGGTTGTCACGATCGTTACCCGGAAGGCCGGGGCTGGCCTTGAGACCCACACCTACTACAACCCTTCCGATGCAGAGCTGGCGCAGATCCGTGCCCGTCTGATCCAGGAAGACAACGAAATCATTGCAATCATTGTTGCAGCCGTGAGTGGAGGATCTTTCCCATGGGAAGCCTGACCAATTGCTTGAAGAAAGCCGCCGGATATATCGACCAGGAAGAGGCGGACCTGATCAAACAGATTGCCGCTGATTACCGGGGTGATGGCATGACGGCGACAGAGGCGGCGCTGAAGGCCGTGGATGATGTGATCGGTCATGCCATGGAGGAGCGGGCTGAGATCGTGGCCCAGATTGAGCGGGCGGGCGGTGTGGTGCCTGTACGGCCCCGTCCTGAGCCTGCATCAAACAACGAGACAGCTGATCGGCCACGCGCCGAAACAGTTACGGCCCCGTCCGAGGAGGCGAGGCCAGCCCAACAGGAGGAGGTTGCTGATGAGGCATCGGTATCCACTACACAGACCGGGGGCCAGGATAGCGGTACTGATGGACGGGAGGATTCTGCAGGGACAGGGCAGCCTGCACCTGTCGACCCGGACCAGGCCGTTGCAGATCCTGCGCCGAAATCTGAACCTGAAGGTCAACCCGTTCAGGCCTCAGAGGAAAGGGAAGGCCCTGCTGCGGTAGACGATACCGATAAGGATATGCCCTCCGGTGGCACGGTTGGCATGGAGAGCCCGAAACCTGCCGAAGACATCCCCATGGCTGCCCGGGTCCGGGCGGCAGCTGGTGGTGCCTACGT